TAAAGACGAGGACCGGAGGGGCAACCTTCAAAGAACACACAGGCTTACACATGACCCTCCTACCTAAGAAATGAGGTGAAATATATGGCGACAAAAAAAGATTTATCACAAGATGAACGGATAAAAAAAGAAGAGCAGAGGCTTAAAAGAATATACAAAAACATAGACAAAGATAGCAAGGCAATCATTGACGGGCTAATTAAAAGGGCTGCATATATGCGGGTCACGTTGGAGGATTGGGAAGCGGACATAATCAAAAACGGCTGCACGGAAATGTTTACGCAGTCCGTCAATACCCCGCCGTATGAAAGAGAGCGTCCGGTCGCTAGACTGTACAATACNATGAACAAGAACTANCAAAGNATAATAAAGCAGCTGGGCGATTTGGTTCCGAAAGAGGTTAAGGCGGTGGAGGACGATGGTTTTAATGAGTTTATATCGAGCAGACAAGATTAGTAAAATATGATATAATATATATGTGGGATAGGGTAGCTCCCGACAAGCATTCTTGCCTTAGAATGTTTCCCACTTTATGTATAAGGCAAACACGAAAGGCGGTGTATTTTTTATGAAGAAATGTAGGAAATGCGGAGAAGAAAAACCTCTAACAAGTGAGTATTTTAGAATTAGGAAAGAAAACAGAGATGGGTTCAGTGGGAAATGTAAGGGTTGTATAAGTGAAGAAAAAAAAGAGTGGGATAATAAAAACAAAGAACATGTGTTGGGATATGCAAAAACACACCGTGAAGATAATAAGGAATATTATAGTGATTACAACAAGCAATATTACCAAAACAATAAAGAACATCTACAGCAATACGCAAAGGGACACCGTGATAAAAATATACAATATTATAAAAAATATGATAAAGATTATTACATTAAAAACAGAGAAAAAAAATTATTATACCAATTGCAATATTATAAAGAAAACCCTGATTACAACAAGCAATATTACCAAAACAATAAAGAACGAATCTCAGAATATTCACAAATATATTATAAAAATAATCGTGAATTGATAAGAAGAAGATGCAGAAAGTGGGATAAGGCAAATCCTGATAAAGTAAGGAAGCATACCCATATGTATAGAGCTAGAAAAAATAAATTGCCACACACACTAACCATTGAACAATGGGGTGAAATAAAGAAACATTTTAATGGTGAATGTGCATATTGTGGGGTAAACGAAGAAACACACTTAAAAATATTTGGTAGTCAATTACACCAAGAACATTTCATACCATTAACAAAAGGTGGGGGATATACCCATAATAATATAATCCCAGCTTGTAAGAGCTGTAATAGTAGTAAGCAAAGCAAAGACTTCTTTGAGTGGTATCCAACATATGAACATTATAATAAAATTAGAGAAAAGAAAATATTGGAATATTTAGGTTATAAAGACGAGAATATTCAACAATTAAGCATCCTATAATAGGGTGCTTTTATTATGCTTAAAGCAGGTGATAAAGGTGTGATAATACATGACATTAAAAGATAATAAAACTTCATTAATTTTAGAGCCAACCAAGTACCCAAGGACTGACCCTAACATTATCTTTGGCAAAACTAAGCCGGCAATAAGCAAAAATGGATTTAGAAAATATCCTAATGACTACAACCCGATACTGGAGTACTGGGAACAGATAGAGCAAGACAAGACATTAGTGTCTAAAAAGGTATATCAGCAGTACGAAGAAATTGTTAGGTGGATTAAAGATGATGGCTACAAGGAATGGTTTTATTCTACCGAGAGAGCCAATCACATAATCGAATTCGCAGAGAATTTTTGTTGCCATAGCAAAGGTAAACTAGCAGGGAAAAAGGTAGTATTAGAATTATGGGAAAAAGCATATTTAGCTAGTGTTTATGGTTTTATAGATATAGAAGGAAATAGAAAGCATCAAAGAGTAGTCCTTATTGTAGGTAAAAAGAATGGTAAGTCTTTACTTGACTCCATCATGGGTCTATATGGTTTAGTTGCAGATGGGGAAGGCGGCCCAGAATGTTATTGTGTCGCCACGAAAAAAGACCAAGCCAAGATTGTATGGCAAGAAGCCAAGAGAATGGTCAACAAATCTCCAGCCCTAAAAAAAAGAATAAGAACGCTGACATACGATATATTTTCTGATTTTAACGACGGGGTTCTTAAAGCCTTAGCCTCTGATGCGGACAGTTTAGACGGGTTGAATATCCATGTAGTTATTATGGACGAGTGGCACCAATGGAAGAACGGCAGGGCTTTATACGATATCATGGCCGATGGTATCACAGCCAGGGAGCAACCTTTAATAATAATGACATCTACAGCTGGTACCATTCGGGAAGATATTTTTGATGAGATATACGAAGAAGCAGAAATCCAATTCAATAACATGAAATTAGGAAACGAGGTCGATGATCGTACCTTGTTTTTTATTTATGAGTTGGATAAAAAAGATGAGTGGAGAGATGCGAACAACTGGGTAAAAGCAAACCCTGGAATCGGTACGATAAAAAAATTAAGAGCTTTACAGGACAAAGCTAAAAGAGTAGCCGAGAATCCAAGGCTTGAAAAAAACTTTGTTTGTAAAGAGTTTAACATCAGAGAAACAAGTTCAGAGGCTTTCTTAACTTTTGAACAACTTAATAATACAGCAACATTCGATATTAAAAAACTTAAACCTAGATATGGAATATTCGGGATCGACCTTGGTTCTACAACAGATTTAACTTGTTGTACTGGAATATTTAGAGTGCCAAATGATGAAATTCTTTATGTTTTTCAAATGTACTGGTTGCCTTCTGACGCATTAGAAAAGAGGGAGAATGAGGACAAAATTCCATATTCCACGTGGTTAGATCGGGGATTGTTACGAGTTAGTGACGGAAACAGAGTTAATTACAAAGATATAACGCAATGGATGTTAGAGGTTCAAAATGAAATGGATGTTTATATATACAAAATAGGCTACGATAGTTGGAGTTCGACTTATTTGGTTGACGAACTTGAACAAAATTTTGGTAAGATTACAGAGCCAGTAATTCAAGGGGCAAAGACTTTCTCAAATCCATTAAAGAGAGTGCAATCAGAATTAGAAGCTAAAAAAATCAATTACGGAAATCATCCAATCCTTAAATGGTGTATGTCAAATAGTGCAGTTAAAATTGATAGAAATGACAACTGGGCATTAATCAAAACTAGTAATCCAAGAAGAAGGATAGATGGATTCTCCTCATTTATGGATGCGTATATAGTGTATGAAAAACACTATCAAGATTATATGAATATCATCTAAAATATGATATAATGCACATGTGGGATAGACCGACGGGTTGACAAGTAGAGTATTCCGAACTCTATTTCCCACATTGCTAAATCGGACAAACACTACGGAGGTGTATTTATTATGGATGTATGTGGAGTATATAAAGTTACTAATAAAGTAAATGGAAAGTTTTATATTGGTAGTTCTATAAACATAACCGACAGAAAATTGAGACATAAAAGTGATTTAAATTGTGGGGTACATCATTCAGAACATTTGCAAAGAGCATATGACAAATATGGTGAAGATAATTTTAAATTTGAAATATTAGAATTATGCAATGACAAAGATGTTGTTGAAAGAGAACAATACTATTTAGATAAATTAAAACCTTATGATTATAATGTTGGATATAATATATCTAAAAAAGCTAATTTTCCTTATGTTGGGAAAGGTAAGAGACATTGGAATTATGGCAAATATGGAAAACAAAATGCAAAATCAGTAAAAGTAGTTCAGTTAGATATGGACAATAATTACATTAGAACATTTGATAGTGCCAATATGGCGGAAAGAGAATTAAAAACTGATGCTTCTACAATTATAAAAATATGCAAAGGTAAGCTTAATTCGATACATGGCTATAGATGGGCGTACCTTGAAGATTACAATAATGGGAACTACAAAAAGAATACATTTAGATTTAAAAGAGAAATAGTACAGTTATCTAAGAACGGAAAGTATATTCAGAAACATGAGAGTATAAATCAAGCGGGCAGAACAACCAAAACTAACTATAAAAACATACACTCTTGTTGCAATGGGAAAAAGAAATCAGCAGGTGGTTACAAATGGATGTACCTAGAAGATTACGAAGCACTTACTAAATAGTAGGTGCTTTTATTATGTTTATTTTAAGGGAGGTGACGAATTGGGTTTTTTTGATAGATTCAGAAACCGGACCGTGACCGTGTCAAAGTACAAATTGATTACGGACGAGGGAGATGGTTTTTACGCCTGGAACGGCAATTTGTACCAAAGTGACATTGTACGAAGCGCCATAAGGCCGAAGGTCCGGGCGATTGGAAAGACGGTTGGAAAACATATACGTGAAACGATAAAACCTGATGGGAGCAAGGATATAAAGGTTAATCCTGAGCCATACATCAGGTTTTTGCTTGAGGAACCAAATCCGTATATGACGGGACAAATGCTACAGGAAAAACTTGCAACACAGTTGGAACTTAACAATAATGCGTTTGCTTATATCAACCGAGACGATAATGGGTACCCGATGGAGATATATCCTATTACGGCTACAGCATGTGAGGCATTGCAAAACAACCAAGGCGAAACATTCCTAAAATTTACGCTTAGAAATGGGCGGGATGTAACCTTCCGGTATGCAGACATAATCCATTTGCGGAAGGACTTCAACAACAATGAAATTTTTGGGGATTCTCCAGCGCAAGCATTAGCCCCGCTGATGGAGATTGTCAACACGACAGACCAGGGCATTGTCAAAGCAATCAAAAATTCAAACATCATCAAATGGCTGTTGAAATTCAATCAAACCTTGAGGCCGGAGGACATAAAAAAGCAAACCAAGGATTTTGTTAACAGCTATCTCAACATAGAGAGCGATACAGTCGGAGCTGCCGCCACAGACGCCAAGGTTGATGCGACACAAGTCGAGCCGACAGACTATGTGCCAAACGCTTCACAAATGGACAAGACAACACAGCGAATATATTCATTTTTCAACACGAACGACAAGATTGTGCAAGGTAAGTACAGCGAAGATGATTGGATATCGTACTACGAAGTATCTGTTGAACCCGATGTAATACAGTTGAGCGGAGAATACACGCGGAAACTCTTTTCAAGACGTGAACGGGGATTCGGAAACAAAATTATATTTGAATCCTCTAACTTGAATTTTGCGAGTATGGAAACAAAACTGAAACTTGTCCAGTATATCGACAGAGGGGTGCTTTCACCTAACGAATTAAGAAAAATCTTGAACTTAGAACCAATACCGGATGGTGACACTTATGTTAGAAGGCTAGATACAAGACCTGTTGATGAGTAGAAGCGCTTTCGTTTTTACTTAAAACATGGCATAGCGTGTGTAGGATAGCCCGACGGGGCGATAAGTAAGGCACTCCAACCTTATTTCCTACACATATAAAGTTGGAGAACATAACACTGTGGAGGGTGTATTTATTATGCGTAAAAAGACAACAGAAGAGTTTAAAGAAGAAGTTCGTAAGATGCACAAAAGAGAATACCGAGTACTAGGCAAATATGTCACAGCAAAAGATAACATAAAAATGAAACACAATAAATGTGGCAGTGTGTTTAATGTTACACCTACTAATTTTTTACGAGGTACTAGATGCCCTAATTGTTTTGGAACACCAAGAAAGACAACTAAAAAATTCAAAAAAGAAGTTTACAATTTGGTTAATGGTGAATATGAAGTTTTGGGCGAATATATAAACAGTAAAACAAAAGTAACGATGAAGCATATAAAATGTGGGAATATATACAAAGTTCTGCCTACATCGTTTCTATATCAAGGCGCAAGATGCCCAAAATGTTCAGCTATAATGGGCGGAAAAAAACAAAGAAAGACAATAGAAAAATTTAAAAAAGAGGTAAAGGACTTAGTTGGCGATGAATATAAAGTGCTTGGTGAATACGTTAATACTGATACTAAAATAAAAGTCAAACACACTAAATGTGGGAATGAATACGAAGTCACTCCCAATAATTTTTTGAAAGGGAGAAGATGCCCCAAATGCGCCATAAAGACGGGCATAGAAGCCAATAATTATAGGGGATATTTAAGCGAAGAACACAGGGAAAGGAAAAGATTGTCCTTAAGACATAGTTTGCATCGTTGGAGAACATCTGTAATAGAAAGAGATAACCATAAATGCATACTATGCGAAGAAAAAGACAAGTTAGAAGTCCATCATTTAGATGGTTACCATTGGTGTAAAAGCAGAAGATATGACATAGATAATGGAGTTACTCTTTGCGGTGAATGTCATAAAGAATTTCATAGCACATACACAACAAAAAACAATACAGCGGAACAGTTCGAAAAATTTATAAGGCAGAGCAAGCAAAGCATTTCATAAGAGATGCTTTTATTATGTAGAACGAAAGGAAGTGATGAAGAATGAAGGTGAAAATCAAGGGTCCAATCATAAGCAATAGCGATGCCTGGATATATGAGTATTTTGGCATCGAAGCCACAAGCCCGAGTATGGTTGACAAGGCAATTGAAAAAGCCAACGGTGAGGATTTAGAGGTTGAAATCAACTCCGGCGGCGGCAGTGTATTTGCGGGAAGTGA